CTATTTTCCAGATATTCCATATATTTTTTCATATTTGGGAATAGTATTTTCTACAATAAAAATATCAAGATCCTTCAGGTTTCCATTCAGGCGTTCGCATGAGGATATGGCATCTGTAAACATAGCCAGAAGAAAATCGCGTAGTTCTTCCGTCGGTTTAAAGGTGGATATAATCTTAATAATTGCATCGCCGAAAGAAATCCAATCAAGATATGTTTCGAGTTTGTATTCATAAATGAAGTCTTTTTCGATATCAATGCCATATTTCTGGAAGATAGCACGGTTATTTTTCCGAATGTATTCATTTCCGTGTGATTCGGCTGCGGCCAATATGTCTAAACTGCTCTCTCCCAATGGAGAACCCGGAACCGGAACGGCGTGTTTGGTTTCTGAAACAAAAATTTCTTCTTCCTGCGTTGCTTCATCTTTCTGCATCAGCAATTCAATATCTCTTGCAAGTTCTTTGTCTGATCCTGGGTAAAGATGTGAATAGGTATCCCAGGTTGTTTTTATGGATTCGTGACCAAGTCTGCGAGAGATTTCCTCGATTGGTTTCCCCATATTAACGAGCAGCGCAACGTGACTATGCCGAAGATCGTGAACTCGTATATCCACATCGCCAGAACGCTTAATCATCCTCTTGAATTCACTGTATAATCCGCCCTTCTTGAAATAGAAGATCCGTTCATCTGGGTTAAGTTGCATACTATCAATGAAATCAAGTAATTCTTTGTGCAACGATTCCGGTATGGTGACTCTTCGGATGCTCCGTTTCGTCTTTGGCGTCAGAAAATATTCTACGCCATCCACAACGGCATGGTTTTTATTGATGTCAATGACTGGCTCATCCCGCGGCACGTCCCCCGGAGTGATGGCCAGAACCTCTCCTTCCCTCATGCCTGTATAGAAGAGTATTTTAAAAGCGACACGATACGAAGGCTTTTGCTCAAACTGCAGGGCATGCTCAAACTGATCCTGCGTCCAGAAATTCATTTCCGATGCGCGGCTTTCACCAATGCTCCCGGCTACATAACAGGGATTTATCCTTAGACGATAGTATTTTACCGCATAATTGAATATGGACGAGAGCTGCGAATTGATTGTATGCAGATATGTTTCAGCATAGGGCTTTCCGTTTTCATCTCTGTAATTTATGAGGGAATTCTGCCACCGGCGGACCAGATCGGCGTCAATGTCGCATATCTGCATGGAACCGAAGAAAGGGGTCAGTTTCTGCTCTATGATATACCGTTTCCCCTTGAGTGTTGTAAGCTTCAGCCGACTCTCCATATCTTCGAGATAATTTTTCGCAAGAGAAGCAAACTGTATAGTTGGCTCCTTGGAAAATCGGTCTAAAAAGCTATGTTCATATTCCCTGGCGGCCCCTTTGGTATCGAAGCCCCGCTTGCATTTGTGCTTTTTTTGACCGAGCCAGTCTGTGTAGTAAAAATTTGCATACCATTTCGTCTTCCCGTCGGCTGTCTGATATTTGTATGCGGGCATAATCAATCTCCTTATTTGTCTTTGAAATCCTCCAATGCTCCCATCAACAAGCGTCGGCCGACTTTCGACATTGTTCTATAGTATAGAATAATGTCTTCCTCATCCTCGGAGGATACGATTGTCGGATACGGGATAGCGCCGATCAGGAAGTCTATGGATGTATTTAGGAATCTGGAAATCCTGGCTAAGGTTCCGATGTTCGGCGTAACAGATCCGTTCAGGATATCTTTCGCCTCTTCTGCCGTGATCTCAACCGCATCAGCGAATGTTTCCGCCGGGATTCCCGCCTGAGCGAGAAGATCTGAAATGCGAGTACCGATGTACGGCATTGTTGTATCCGGATCCAATGCAAGCCATTGGGATTTCGATTTACCTAATAAATAATCTGAAGGAACATGAAAGTATTCCGATATCTTTTTCAAGATAGCGGCGGAGGGATTGGTATATCCCCTTTCTATATTTGATATTACCTGCCCCGAACAGCCGGCATATTCACCTAGCTGCAACTGGGTGGCGCCGGACTCCAGACGGAGCTCTTTTATTTTTTCTCCAACTTTACTCATATCGGCAGTCTTATTTCAATGCATTGTTTAGATACGGAACAATTTCGTTTATGTCTTGAAGATTTACCATGGAAGTATTCTGCGAAAACGAACCATCAGCAGCTTTAATAAATTGAAAAGAAATCATATCTAATCCAGTTTCTTCCTCTAAGACAAGGATTGTAACGGAATCATATGGTAGTTGTTCGGGAGATTCTCGATAATAAGCACCATATAAGGAGAGGGCGGCGTTGATATCATTCCATAAAGCTTCTATAGATTTCTCCGACAATGTATATCCTGAATTTAATGAAACATATAAATCGTTATCCATAATAGTGCAACTAGCATTATCTCCAAAAGATTCGGAAACCCAAGCCTTTGCACCAGCTTGATCTATTCCTTTTTGAGCTTTTTCCTTTTTTAAATCTGCTAACTCTTTTTGAACACTCTCTAATTCTTTTACCTTAGCATCATAATCTTCCTGAGAAACAGATGACGAACATCCTGATAGAAGAATTGTCGAAATAAATAATGCAACTAATAGTTTTTTCATGTCATGTCATTCCTTTCTGCCCCTTCGGTACCACTCGAAGGGGATTATTTTGCTTCTTTTAGTTCTCCACCATATTCATAGTTTAATCGTTTCAGATATCCCCTCAATTCTCCTTTAAATTCTAACTGAGCATCATGAGGAAGCTTGTGAATCAGCGCAAGCCATTCGGCATCTTCGGAAGAATATATTGAAGATGACTTTTCGTTTCCAAGCAATAAATAGTCTGTGCTTACCTTAAAGTATGATGCAACCTTGATTATCGCATCAGTAGATGGCTTTTGAATTCCTTTTCTCCATTTTCCGATTATTCCGTTTCCCAAGTCTAATTCTTTGCACATAGCGGAATCGCTAAGTCCGGAAGAATCAATTAAATATAAAATGCGTTCAATCATAAAAACTCCTTAGATAATTCGCTAAAAAACTCTTGACATTTAGCGAAAACGCTATTATTATTAAAACTGTAATAACCAAATGTCTAAAACATTTTTCAAAAAGAGTGACGGCAATCACTCAAGGTAAAACTGAATAATTAGTCCGCTTCGGATAAGAGAGCCTTGTTATTTTCTTCGATCATAACAGCCACGGCTCTGATAACAGCTTCCGCAGAAGCCTGCAAAATCGAAGCATTGTTTAATGAGACACCGCTGTTTTCAATATCGGATAGGATTTTACGGTTGGCACTTGAAAATTCTGACAATCCGATGCGCTGCAGTTGCTCCAACCATGAGGACTGGTTATTCATGTGAGTTACTCCTTTCTGTGTTTATTAACGTATACCGTTATTCTAAAGCACTATCAAACAAATGTAAACAACAAATGTTTATAAATTGATGGGAGGTGAAATTGTGAAACGAACTTTGCCGACATGGTGTAAAGAGGTTAAGAAGTCGATGATTGACGATGATCTTAATGTTACGGAACTCGCGGAGCGTGTAGGGTTAAGCAGAAACTACGTATCCGGAGTAGTAAATGGGCGTGTATATGCACCGGAAATTGCGAAGATAATCAGCAAAGATCGTAATATCACGGTTCCTTATACGGAAAATATTATTTGATTATATTGTATCTGACAGAGGAGGACAGATAAATGGGAAAGCATATAACAAAAGCAGCCGGAAACGTCTTTGCTGAGGCACGATATCGTGCGGCTGCGTTCAATGACCGCCTTTTTAGCAGAGAAGGGGCATCAGAAGAACTTGGGATAGACCGAAGTCGGCTGGCCAGGATTGAACTTGGAAGTAAAAATCCGTTTCCGGATGAAGTACTTATGATGTCGGATATTTACAGTGCTCCAGAACTGAAACTTTATTACTGCAAACATATGTGTCCGCTTGGAAAGGACTTTCCAGATATAAAACCGGAAGGACTGGATCGGATCAGCATCAAGGCGCTGTCATCTTTTCGGAAAATATCGGCGGCAAAAGAGCTGCTTTTGGATATTACTGAAGATGGAATTATCACAGAGGATGAAAAGGGAGATCTGAATAAGGTAATTCAAACGCTTGATGAGGTAAGTGAGATAGCGCAGAGTTTAAGAATGTGGGCTGAGAAGAACTTGGAATAAAGGAGGGAGCGGCATGTCAAGCGGAGTTTTAAAAGAAATAACAGCAGAGGATAGGTCGTACTATATGGCAAGCGACATTATGACATTACTCGGCATAAGCAAATCAAAGGCATACGATGTGATCCGCACGATGAGAAAGGAATGTATTGATGCAGGAAAGCTTACAAAAGCATACCCAGCAGGGCGCATTCCCAAGAAGTATTTCGATGAATATTGCATGATTAACTGAGGAGGTGAGAAGAAAAGTGTACGGTTACATTTGCCCTGACTGCGGTTGCCATCTCGATCCGGGAGAAAAATGCGACTGCAGGGAGGAAAGGGAGCTCGAAAGAGAAAAGGAAACAAAGTTAGTAAAGATGCTGAAAGTAGAGAAAAGCGGTCAAATGAAGATTAAATTTGAGGAGGTTGTATGAAATATTTAAGACTTTACGATTTAAAGAACGAAAAGGTAACGATAATTCCGTATCCGAAACATCCATTGAGCAATCCTAATAAAAAAGGAGGCCGGACAAAGAAACGAAAGATGAATAGATGTGTGATCCGGTTCGTAAAACAAGCGGCTTTTGCGGCGGCAGAAATTACAGTATCGCTGGCATTAGGACTCGTTTTTCTTCATTTTGTTTCTGAAAAACTAAGAGAAATCAGAGGATATGACGCTGTTGGAAGTGAGTACTTCGCAGCGGCGTTTATCGCAATTTTCGTATTCCTGATTTTAGAAAGAGTTAGGGAGTGGTTATGGACAAGAAAATGATTGAGGAGGTAATGAAGCTAGAGATACCAACAGAACTTTATGAAAAAGCGTTTGGTGTGGCAAACAGAAAGCTTCAATCAATAATTCAGCGTTTTGGCGATTGCGACGGCGTTAGACGGACACCGGGCTATCTGGCCGAATTAGTGATTGAAGCTATCAAGTCAGAACTTTTAACAGAATATACGCTGACGCTGGCCTTCGCCAATCAAGAGCATACGTTTTATTAAAAGCAATTTCATTTTAGCATGAGAAAGAGAGGAAATCAATATGAAAGATGTTATGGCATCATTGCCGGAAGTAATAAAAGAGTACAAAGGCTATAACCTGTTAATCCCAACCGCAACAGACGTTCAACTCAACCCGTTCTATAAATTCCATGTAGAAGAAGTGGCAGTGGATCTGAGCGAAACAAGCGGAGATATTTTCAAGGTTGGTTCCGTTGACACTGGCAGAAAAGATGACAGAGGGAACAAGATTTATGCGGATGCTTTTTCATTGTCGAAGCCACTTCTCAATAAGATGGCTATGGCGGCGGGCATCCAGTTTAACCCTGAGCAGACGTACGGGGAACGGATTAACCGGGTAACGTACCGGGCACATGCGCAGGGCGCGATGCGAAAAGCGGACGGGACATGCCGGACGGAGACAGACCAGAAAGAAATCTGCCTTGAAGATGAGGAAGAAAAGTATAGGATTGAATTTTCTGATAAAGCCGTAAGAGGCATCACTGATGAAAAGCAGGCCAAAGCTGCGGCAGAAATCTTCAAGGGAACATGGACTAAAGCAAAGAATAAGTGTGGGAAAACAGTTGATGCGTATGTGATTGACGAAGCGGATCGGGATAAATATATTGAGCGATCAGTTATGGTAAATATGGCGTTACTAAAGAAAACGTGGGCGGAAAAGGCAATCACTGGAGCAAAACTTAGGGTAATCCGAGCTCTACTCGGTGTGAAAGGAACATACACAAAAGAGGAATTGAAAAAGAATTTCGCAATTCCCACAGTGGTTTTTTCTCCAGATTATTCGGATCCGGCGGTACGGCAGGCAATGCTCACTCAGGGAATCAGTTCCGTAAACAATATGTTTGGTATGGGAACTCTTCCGGTAAAAAAAGTGGATTTTGAAAGTGATGATACCTTTGATGCAGAAGCGTTTGAGAACAATCCGGCATTCCAGAGCGATTCCCCGGAGGAGGGAAGCACAGATATTCCAGAGGATATTTCGGACGAGTTGAATACAGAAGAAACACCGATCTCATCGGATGAAGGATACTTTTGTGACGGATGCGGAACCGAAATCAATGAAAGAGTGTATGACTATTCCTTGAATAAGTTTGGACGACCGTTGTGCATCAAATGTCAGAGAGGGGGAAACAGATGAGAACGGTAGGAGATAATATTCGTTCTTTGCGAAACGCAAAAGGAATGACGCAAACGGAACTCGGTAAAAAATGCGGGATGGCAGATTCTCAGGTAGGAGCATATGAGAGGAACGAATGCGTTCCGCGCAAAAGAAATATAGAGCGCATTGCCGTGGCGTTAGGAGTTTCTGCTAAAGATATTGCAAAGGAGGAAAACAAAAATGAAGATGATTAAAATTACAACCGAAAATCAAATTTCAGTACATGATTTTCCAGAAGGATCGTTTGAAGCGCAGAATGAAGCAATAAGGGAACATATTGGGCCTAAGTGCGAGTTATATGAACATGTAATGCCGAGACGCTTATATAGCGAACTGCACGCATCAGGGAAAAGAGGAAATGGCGTAAGCATGTTGGTAGATGAAGATGGATATTATCACAATCTGCCGGAAAATATAGTGGCATCATGGCTTTATGAGTCAGATAAGCATGGTTATCCGATACTTGGAAATGTTCTGATTGTAGGAGAAAAGTGGGAGGAATCAGGAATCAGCTTTTGCGGAATCTCGGAGGATCAGTTCGAGTTGCTGTTTCCGCAGCTTAGAAAAATAACAGAGAAAGCGAGGAAGATAAGATGAAGATTTTGCATACAGCAGACTGGCATATTGGACAGTTTAAAGGACCGGTAGAGGACGGGATAAACCTTCGTTCTCTTGATACCGTCAAATGCCTTGAGTTTATGGTTGAAACAGCGCGAGAAGTCCACCCGGATTTAGTATGTGTGAGCGGAGACATTTTCCATCAGGAACAGATAGGACCAGTACGTTATTCTGATGAAATGGTAACAGCAACAAAGATTATCGAAAATTTGTCAAAATGTGCAAAATTTGTGATTGTGATGCGAGGTACACCAAACCATGATGGCGCCGGACAGTTTAGAGTGCTGGCAAAGATGCTTGAGAAGAATAAGAATGTTGTGGTTGTTACGGCACCACAGGTTATTTCTACTCCAATAGCTGATGTTGCTTGCATTCCGGGATTCGATAAGCAGGAATTTCGGTCAAAGTTTCCGGGATTGTCTGCAGAAGAAGAAAATTTGACATGGACGAAATACATATCGGATATGGTTATGGGATTAAGGGCACAGTGTTCAAACACCAATATTATACCAGATATGGTTCCTAAAATCTTGATGGCACACTATACGGTTCCTGGGTGCAACATGGAATCTGGACAAACATCATTCTTTTCAAATTTTGAACCAGTAATTCCAAGGGAGGCTTTGCAGGCTGCCGGATATTCTGCCGTGTTGCTTGGGCATATACACAGGCCGCAAATGCTAGAAGGCTTAGAAAATGTGTTTTATTCCGGTGCAATAAATGCCATGAACTTTAATGATGAAGGACAGTCCCGGGGGTTTTGGGTGCATGAATTTGATGGAGACAAGTTGAAGTCCGGGCAGCGATATGACACTCCGTACAGAAAATTTCAGACCATTACATGGACCAAAGAGGATGTTGAGAACTATCTTGAGCAAGGAAGAGAATTCCTTTTTGCAGAGGGTTATCCGTTCACTGTGGCAGATAAGATTGTAAGGATTAAGTATAGCTGTACATCGGATCAGAAAAAGGCACTCAACATACCAGTCCTGCAATCAGATCTCTATGAGATAGGGGCTTTCTACGTGGCGGATATAGAAGCGGAAAGCATGATTGATGTGACGAACCGAGGGCTTTTATCTGAAGAAAGCGATCCTCTATTGAACTTAAAAAAATGGCTTTCCGAGAAATGTGTCAAAAATCCTGATAAGGTTGTTGAGCTTGCAGAACCAATCATAGCCGCCGTGGGAAAATCAGAGACGACTTCAGAAAATCATGGTGTCCTTCGCCCGGTCTCAATATCCGTTAAGAATTACCGGAATTACAAAGAAGAAAACTTTGATTTTACAGATATCTCTTTTTGCTCAATCAATGGTGTAAACGGAGCTGGAAAGAGCAGCCTCTTTATGGATGCGATTGCAGATTGCTTGTTCGAGGAAACTAGAGAAGGAGACAATAAGGCATGGATCCGGGGAACGGAAGATGCGAGGAGTGGAACAATAGAATTTGTGTTCGATATTGGGGAGAAACGGTTTCGTGTTGTAAGGACAAGAACGAAATCCGGTAGGGCAACGCTAAATATTTCTCAGAAGGATGGCGAGGAGTGGCTGAATCTGTCAGCGGAACGGATTAAAGATACACAGTCAGAAATAGAAAAAATCCTTGGAATGGACTCGATGACATTTCGTAGCTGCGCTCTAATTATGCAGGACCAGTATGGTTTGTTCTTGCAGGCAAAGAAAGAGGAACGTATGACTATTCTTGGGAATCTTCTGGGGCTTTCAGTTTATGGACTGATGGAGCAGGAGACAAAGAAACTTTTGGCAGATACACGTCGAAGCCTATTATCGAAAAAAGAGGCCGTGAAAGTAAAGACGGAATTTATTGAGGAAAAAGGGGATCCGGATGACGAACTTGAGAAGCTTGAAAAGGAAAATTCGGAGTTGGCGCAAATCCGGCAGATGACAGATCAAGACATCGAAGTATGCAGAAAACAGATTGCTGACTATAAAGCGGGTCAGGAGAAAAGCGATGAATTATTGCGTGTAATCGACGCTGTAAACAAAGAACTTCTTTTGATATGTTCCGACAAGGCTTCAGCGGAGGAAGAAAGGGAAACATGTGATGCTTTCTTGAAAAATTCAGAAATGATTCTGGATAAAGCAAGAGAGTATGAGATGGCGGAGGAAACCGTAAGGGCTTTCGCTTCTGATGTTATGGAATATGAGTCGTGTAAGAGGGCGCTGGAAGAAAAGAATAGCCAGATTCAGCGGTATGAAAATATAATCAGTACTACCAAGATACAGAATAAAGCGATCAATGAGCAACTTTCCGTAATCAGCAGTGAGGATGAAGAGTTGATTTTGCGAAAGCTTTCTGAGCTTGAAGAAAAACGAAAAGAGCTTGTGGATATCCACGAGAAAAAAGACCGGTGTGCGGCAGTATATGCGGAAGTAAATAAAAGACATACAGAGATTACAGAAAAGGTGCATATCTTGTCCACACAGATGAAACTCGCAGAGGCGGATCTTGAAGCATACAAGAAACAGCAGGAATTTATAAATAATTCCGGGTGTCCTGATATTGAAAATGCAACATGCCGTTTCCTTGAAAAAGCTCGAGAAGATGTGGCGAAAATTGAGCAAACGGAGGAAAAAATATCATCCATAAACGGCAGAATCCAGGCTGCAAACGAGGAATATGCCTTATATGCTTCTGAGAAGAAAAAGGAGATTGCCGACATCGGATATTCTGAGGAGCAGGAAAAAAGAATTCTGGATGAAATTGCCGATTTGGAGGCTTACCAGAAACGGAAAGAGGAAATGGACAGTAGAAAAGCGCTTAGAGCCCGTTTAGAGGGGGAAATGGCTTCCAACGATAAAACAATAGGTTCATGTATAGAAAACGTTTCTACGGTCAAATTAGAAAGCGAGAGAATAACGGAAAACGTTTTAAGACTAACTGAAACAGTTGAAAAATATCAGAAAGCGAAATGTGTGGCAGATGAACTCCGAGTGTATTCAGAACAGAAAACAAATATTCCTGTTTATGTGGAGAGAAAGAAGCATGTGGAAGAAAAGTTGAAAGATTTTGAAGAGCGGGAGCAGCGAAAAAAAGAAGAATGGTCCAAGTTGTGTGAGGAACATTCCCGCTTACGGGAGGAACTGATTGGGATTCCGGTGGGAAAGGAAGAAAAGCTTTCCGAATTGGAGAGAAAGAAGACTGAGTTGGAGGAAAAGGTATCTTCTTTGCAGGTAAGAAAAGGTATATTGCTTCAGCGGAGAGAAGACATCAGAAAAGCCAAAGAGGAAATCAACCAGCTCAAAGCGGATGTTTCCCAGGAAGCGGAGACAGCGGCTCGATATGAAGTGCTAAAGCAGGCGTTTTCTCAGGATGGAGTTCCACACCAGATTGTCCGAAATATCATTCCGCATATCACGAATACTGCGAATAATATTCTCGGTCAGATGACTGGTGGAACCATGGGAGTTGAATTTGTGATGGAACGAACTGTTAAAGGCAAGGATGGAGATAAAGCCACGTTGGACGTTCTCATAAACGAATACGGAAAAACCACTCTTCCTTACGCTTCAAAAAGCGGAGGAGAAAAAGTAAAAACTTCTCTGGCCGTAATCCTTGCACTTTCAGAGATAAAGGCGACTGCGGCAGGGATCCAGCTTGGAATGTTGTTTATAGATGAGCCACCGTTTCTTGACGATGATGGGGCGCAGGCTTACGTGGATTCACTGGAAACGATACGCAGTCGCTATCCCGACGTCAAAATCATGGCTATCACACACGATGATGCCATGAAAGCAAGGTTTAGTCAGAGCATTACAGTCATAAAAACAGACGAAGGATCGAAAGTGATTTGCTAGGAGGGAACCATGGGAAAACGCTATTATTGGCTGAAATTGCCGGAAGGATTCTTCCGGCAGAAGCCCATAAAGAAATTACGGAAGATAGCCGGCGGGGATACATACACGATTATTTATTTGAAAATGCTGCTCATTGCGATGAAAAATGATGGAAAACTCTATTTTGAGGGCGTGGAAGATGATTTTTATGAGGAACTTGCGCTGGATCTTGATGAAGATTCAGAGAACGTAAAAGTAACGGTGTTGTTTTTGATTAGACAGGGATTAATGGAATTGGTTGATGAAACAGAGTACCGCCTAACAGAATGCGGGAAGATGGTGGGTTCTGAAAGTGCAAGTGCAGAGAGAATGAGGCGGATGAGAGAAAAGCAGGTGTCACTTTGTGACAAGAGTGTGACAAATCAGTTACACCTCAGTGACGTAGAGAAAGAGATAGAGAAAGAGAAAGATAAAGAGATAGAGAAAGATTCTATATGTCCGGAGGTAACAACCTCCAGACCGGAAGTATTTATTTCGCTTCCGCTGGTTACGGGATCGGGTTCTTTTGATGTCACGATTGATTATCTCAATTCTCTTAGAACTCTGTATCCAGCCGTGGATGTAGAGCAGGAACTACGGAAAATGTATGCATGGCTTGACAGCAATCCCAAGAACCGAAAGACCGAAAGGGGCATAAAGCGCTTCATAACCGGATGGCTTGGGCGGGCGCAAGATAAAGCATCGATTACACGAACAGCTCCGACGGATAACCGCCGAATGTCTACAGGAGAATATATGCAAAGTACAGCAAATTGGTACGGAGGTGAGAACGGATGACACCGAGTGAGTTTGATCTGATACGGGCTGCTATCAAAAGTGCGTATCCAACATTTAACATTATGCCTGACAAATACAGTATTCAACTTTGGTACCGGATGCTTGGGGATATTGAATTCAAGATTTGTGAGACGGCATTGCAGGAGTTGATCGCGACACAAACATATCCGCCGCAGATAGCAGAAATAAGGGCAAAATGTGCAGAATATATGTCGCCGGGAATGAAAGATGCCGGGGAAGCTTGGGGAGATGTACAACGTGCAATCCAGAAATACGGATATTACAGATCGGACGAAGCTATACAGAGCCTATCTGGACCGACAAGGGAAGCTGTAGAACGGATGGGATTCCGGGAATTGTGTTTGGGAGATAATCCGGTTGCAAACCGGGCACATTTTTTCAAGGTCTATGATGCGATTATTCAACGAAAGCTCAACGAGAGAAGGATTCCAGAGCCGGTCTTGCAAAAAAGAACAGAATATATGCTAAATTGTGCGGAACAAGAGAAGCCGTCTGTGATTGAGAAAAAAGCGCAGGAAGAAACACTCAATGTATCAACTCCAGAGTTTATAGACCGGCTCATGAGGGAGAAGGGATTGAGATGAATGCGAAAAAAGAAGCACAGACGATACAAGGTACAAAGCAGGAATTTTTAAAGATTTTTCGGGAAATGTGCTACGCCAGGAACGCATGGCAAGTGTGGGAAGATCTGATAAGTGCAACAGCATGTAGTCTGGCGAACTCTACGGATCCGGATAAAACGAATGTGCAGTATAAAGAAAGGGAAAGGGAGTATGCACAGTGCATAAAGAGACTTGGGGGAGTTGATAAACCAGCAAAGTGCTTCGCAATCATGGTGGAAGCCTTGGAGCGAGATCCAGAACAAGACTTTCTCGGAGAGTTATACATGGAATTAAATCTTGGGAATCATTGGAAAGGGCAGTTTTTCACTCCCTATCACATCTGCGACTTCATGGCAAAAATAACAGAGGGAGATATTGATGGAGAAATTGAGAAAAGGGGATTCATATCAATTTTTGATCCCGCTTGTGGAGCAGGAGCAACATTGATTGCGGCGGCCAACAATGCAAAGAAAGCAAAACATAATTTCCAAAATTACATCCTGTTTGTTGGCCAGGATATAGACAGAATTGTCGGTATGATGTGCTACATCCAGTTGTCGCTTCTTGGGTGTGCAGGATATATCTGCATAGGGAATACCCTAACCAATCCGATGGAGGGGCATGTGTTATTCCCGCAAGAAAAAGAAGGACAAGAGTTCTGGTATATGCCTATGTTCCGAATGGAGGTATGGTCGCTACGACGGATGTTTCATTGTATCGAATCAATGAGTGCCCAGACAAAGAAGAAAGAGGAAAAATTGGAAAAGTATTATATGTTTTTTGATTTTAAGAAGGAGGAAACGCAATGGGAGAAAATGTAAAACATTTTTCGTTGGAAGAGAAAGATGACAATACCTACGGCTGGCCATGGAATGAAATTGTAAAGACATTTCTTCAAAGCCATTATAATGCCGAAGAAAAACAATACTCGATAAAAATTAGAGACAAAGAGTACAAAATCTTAAAGAGAGAAAGTGTCACGGTGTTCTATGACGCTGATGGCAACACATTGTTTGATGTGACCAATGACCGTCTGGACAAAGAGTACAAATCTGAAATATCTGATGTAGAGGAAGAATTGGAAAACAATGCCCCTGCAGAACCTATGGGGAAGGTAATTGAGGCAATTGAACAGGAAGCGTTTGAGACTGTCGTATCCGGAGATGAAAAAAATGTAAAAGCTGAGGATGTTGTTCCGATGGGAACTGCATCGCTTGCCGATATAGTGGAAGGTTTACCAGCACCGACGGATGAAGAAATAAAGAAAGCACAAGAGGAAAATGCAAAATCGTTAAAACAGAGTGCGAAGGAAAAGTTGGAAGAAGAATTAAAAAATGCCAAAGATAAGAACTTTGCTGACCCAGTTATAACCTATTTACTGAAGCGTTGTGAGGAAGATGACGGTTTGGCGGAAGATGTTCTTCAAAATCACAAAACATGGAAGAAATGTTTTGACTATATTTACGAGCAGGCAAGAAAACAGAAAAGTGGAAATTGCGCTGCGGTCCGAGATGATGTGGTTTATGAATGGGCGGAAGATTACTTTCATCTGGATGATAAGGCTGTTGAGGAAAAGAAGAAAAAAGAGGAGGAGAAGCGGAAAAAACAGCAGAAGCAGGATGCTGAGAAGCGTAAGCAACAGAAATCCAAACAGAAGACTGTCAAAGAAAAGATACCG